AAAATACAGGCTTTGATCCATTTATAATGAATCCAGATGAGTTGCCTGCAAGTGATGAAGAGTTGTCTCTTTATATGAATTTAAATTATAAACCGGCTATAGAGATTGCTGAAGAAGAAGCGATTGATACAATGTTTGCAGAGAATCATTATGTAGATATTCGTAAACGTTTAGATTACGATATGATGGTGACCGGTATGGCTGTAGCAAAGCATGAGTTTCTTCCTGGTTCTGGAGTTAAAGTAGCTTATGTTGACCCAGCTAATGTCGTGTACAGTTATACTGAAGACCCGCACTTTAAAGATTGTTTTTATTGGGGAGAAATTAAAACTGTTCCTATTGCTGAGTTAATGAAGATTGATCCTACGCTTACTAATGATGATTTAGATAAAATATCTAAATACAGTCAGAGCTGGTATAATTATTTTAATACAGCTCAGTTTTATGAAAACGATATATTCTATCGTGACACCTGTACATTGATGTACTTTAATTATAAAACAACTAAGAAGATGGTTTATAAGAAAAAAGTCAAAGAGAACGGGAATATGAGTATGATAGAAAAAGATGATGGTTTTAATCCACCTGATGAGATGATGGAGGAAAACAATTTTGAAAAAGTAGAAAAAACAATTGATGTTTGGTACGATGGAGTCATGGTTATGGGTACAAACATAATTTTAAAATGGGAGCTAGCTAAGAATATGGTTAGACCTAAGTCTGCATCTCAACACGCAATACCTAATTATGTAGCTGTAGCGCCTAGAATGTATAAAGGAGTTATTGAGTCTTTAGTTAGAAGAATGATTCCGTATGCTGATTTGATTCAGATGACACATTTAAAATTACAACAAGTTATATCACGAACTGTTCCTGATGGTGTGTATATTGACGCCGATGGTTTAAATGAAGTTGACTTAGGTACGGGAGCGGCTTATAATCCAGAGGATGCCCTGCGTTTATATTTTCAAACAGGTTCGGTTATTGGTAGAAGTTATACGCAAGAAGGTGACTATAATCAAGGTAAAGTCCCAATACAGCAACTTACAAGCAATTCAGGAGCTTCTAAGGCACAAATGCTTATAGGGAACCTAAACCACTATTTAGACATGATTCGAGCTGTAACAGGCTTAAATGAAGCGAGAGACGGTACAATTGCTAACTCGGATGCTTTAGTTGGCGTGCAAAAATTAGCAGCATTAAGTTCTAATACCGCTACTCGTCATATATTAGATGGAAGTCTTTACATATATAGAACGTTAGCTGAAGCGCTGACTTATAGGGTAGCGGATATTTTAGAATACGCAGACTTTAAAGATGACTTTGTAAATAAAATTGGTAAATACAATGTTAGTATACTTGGAGATATATCTGAGTTATATATATATGACTTTGGAATTTTTATTGAGATGTCTCCAGATGAAGAGCAAAAAGCTATGCTTGAGCAGAATATTCAAATGGCATTATCTAAGGGAGATATAAATCTTGAAGACGCTATTGATATACGTGAGATAAGAAATCTAAAACTTGCAAATCAATTACTTAAAGTAAAACGTAAAGCTAAGCAAGAGCAGGATCAACAAATGGAAATGCAAAAGCAAGCGATGATTACACAGCAACAATTAAAATCTCAGGAACTTGCGGCACAAGTAGCTATGCAAAAAATACAAGCGGAAACTCAAGCTAAGATGCAGTACAGGCAAGCAGACGTTGCTTTTGAAATAGAAAAACAAAAAGCTGAAGCTCAATTAAAAGCACAGTTAATGCAGCAAGAGTTTAATTATAACCTGCAATTGCAAGGTATGACTCAAGCTCAATTATCTAAAAGAGAAAGCGATAAAGAGCAAGCAAAGAGTGATAGAATTAGTCAGCAAAATACTGAGCAGTCTAAATTAATAACCCAAAGAAAAAACAATTTACCTCCGCAAAACTTTGAATCAAACGAGGATAGCTTAGATGGTTTTGACTTATCTGAATTTGAGCCAAGATAATATGTTTAAATTTTGCGTAACTTTGCATATAAATTAAATCAAATCAAATGGACATTAAAGTAAGAGAAGTATCGGCTGATGAAAAATCAACTCAGCAAATAGAACAAGAACTCCTTGATAAGCATGAGGAGAAGTTTCAGTCAGAGACTGAGCAAGAATCAATAGAGGTAAAGGCTGTAGAGCCTGAAGCAGAAGTTGAGGTTAAAGAAGACAATACACAGGAAGAAGCTCCTGTTGAAGAGGTAGTTGAAGAACAACCTCCAAAGCTAGAAGCTCAGCCTGAATTAAATGAAGACGAAGTTCTTTCATATATTGGAAAAAGATACGGTAAGGAAATTAATTCTATTGATGAATTAGTTAGCAAGCGTGAGGAAAGCGAACCGCTTCCAGAAGACGTTGCTGCTTACCTAAAGTATAAAAAAGAAACTGGACGTGGTTTTAATGATTTTGCAAAATTGCAAAAAGATTATTCTGATTTAAGTCCAGATGCTTTGCTAAAAGAATATTATTCTATAACAGAAGAAGGTTTAGATTCTGAAGATATAGATCTTCTAATGGAAGATTTTATTATTGATGAAGAAATACATGAACCAACTGAGATTAAGAAAATAAAATTAGCAAAGAAAAAAGAAATTGCCAAAGCAAAAAAGTTTCTTAAACAACAGCAAGAGACATACAAACAGCCCCTTGAGTCAAGGGAAAGTTCTGCCAATGCTGATAATAATGAACTAATTGAATATAGGCAATATCTTGAGTCTGCTAAAACTCAAGAGGAGCAAGCAAATCATAAAAGACAATGGTTCGTCAAAAAAAGCGACGAAATATTTAGCACCGAATTTAAAGGTTTTAAATTCAACGTAGGTGATAATGATGTGGTTTATACTCCAGGCAGTGCTTCTGAACTTAAAAAAGCTCAAGAGACTCCACTTAATTTTGTAAATAAATTTTTGGATTCTAATGGGTATTTAAAAGACGCAGAAGGATACCACCGCTCTTTAGCAATTGCAATGAATCCTGAGAAGTTTGCTCAGTTCTTTTATGAACAAGGCAAATCACAGGCAACTGATGATGTAATACGTAAAACGAAAAACATAAACATGAGTGAGCGTACTGCACCAGAGGTTTCTACAAAATCAGGACTTCAAGTAAAATCAGTTTCACAACCTTCGAGTCGTGGACTAAAAATTAAGAGTATAAAAAGAAGTTAATAATTTAAATAAATAAAAAATAATATTATGGCAGGACAAGTATTAGCAACCCCAGGGTTTGCTTTGACACCGAGTTCAGAAAGAACTCCAACACCGGAAAACTATTTAACTAATGCAGATTTCAATTGGTTGAATCAGTACTTACCAGATACTTACGAAAAAGAATTTGAAAGATATGGTAATAGAACAATCTCCTCATTCCTTAGAATGGTAGGAGCAGAGATGCCTACAAACTCAGACCTTATCAAATGGGCAGAGCAAGGTAGGTTACACACGAAATATACACAAGTTGGTACAGCAGCAATATTAAATGCTGACCAAGCTGTATTTCAAGTAAATGATGCGCTAGACCCAGCAGCAGCTCAACAAGTAATCAGAATAGGACAAACTATTGTAGTTGTTCAAAATGATGGTTCAGGTGTGAACAAGGCTGTAGTAAGTGCAGTAAACAATGCCGCTGGTGGTAGAGGACAGTTCACAGCTGACTTTTATGAAGCAGCAGGTTTAGTAAAGGCAGGTACTGGAGTCGGTAACGCAGACGTTACAGTATTCATTTACGGTTCAGAATTTAGAAAAGGAACAGCAGGAATGGTTGGTTCATTAGAAGCTAATGACTTCATCTTCGACAACAAGCCTATTATCATTAAAGATACTTACACAGTATCTGGTTCTGATATGGCTCAAATTGGTTGGGTTGAAATCACTACTGAAGATGGCGCAACTGGTTACCTATGGTACTTAAAGTCTGAGCACGAAACAAGATTAAGATTCGATGACTATTTAGAAACAGCAATGATTGAAGCTGTACCTGCAGAGCAAAACTCTGGAGCTGCTGCTATCTTAGGTAGTGCAGCTGGTGCTGCTGACCCAGGAGCTGGTTCAGATGGTATATTCTACGTAGTAGGATTAAGAGGAAACGTTTGGGATGGTGGAAATCCAGTAGCCCTAGCTGACTTTGATTCTATAATCAGTAGATTAGATAAGCAAGGTTCTATTGAGGAAAACGTTATTTTCCTTAACAGACAATTTGGATTTGACATTGACGATATGTTAGCTGCACAAAACTCTCACGGAGCGGGTGGTACTTCTTATGGTCTATTTGACAATGACGAAGATATGGCTTTAAACTTAGGATTCACAGGATTCAGAAGAGGTTACGACTTCTATAAGACTGACTGGAAATACCTAAATGACCCTACAATGAGAGGTGGATTACCATCAGGAGCAACATCAGGGAAGATCAATGGTCTTCTAGTTCCAGCTGGTTCAACAAGTGTTTATGACCAAATTCTTGGTAAAAACGCTAAGAGACCTTTCTTACATGTTAGATATAGAGCTTCAGAAACTGAAGACAGAAGATATAAGACTTGGATTACTGGCTCTGCTGGTGGTGCTGCAACGTCGGATATCGATAACATGCAAGTAAACTTCTTGTCTGAGAGAGCTGTATGTACTTTAGGTGCAAACAACTTCTTCTTATTTCAAGACTAATAATTAAATATTAGGGGCGTAGCAATGCGCCCCTTTTTTAAAATCAAATTAAATTAAATCAAATGAAAAAAGAAAATACTACCCCAGAAGTAGTTGAGAAAACTGAAACCAAAAAAGTTGCTCAACCAAAACCAAAAAAACAATCACCAAAATTTGTTGACAAATCTTATAAGCTTACAAGAGATGTTGCACCTTTATCTTTAATCTTAGCCTCAAGGCACACTAATAGGTTTCCCTTATTGCATTTTGATGAAGAAACAGGAATTAACAGACCTTTAAGATATGCAAGGAATCAGAACAGTCCATTTCAAGACGAACAAGATGACAATGCTATTTTAGAGCCTGTAATATTTGAAGATGGATTTTTGTTTGTTCCTAAAAATAATCAAATACTACAAAAGTTTTTACATTATCATCCAGGTAATGGAAGAATATTTGTTGAAGTTAACAAAGCTAAAGAAGCTGCTGACCTTGTAGAGGATTTAAATTTACAAGTAGATGCTCTTATAGAGGCTAGACAGCTAGATGTAGATCAAGTAGAAAACGTTGCTAGAGTTTTATTCCAGCAAGATGTTAGCAAGGTAACAACTGCAGAGCTTAGACGTGATATTTTAATATTTGCAAAACAAAACCCAGGTGGTTTTATGGAATTATTAAGTGACCCTATGTTAAAGCTTAATGCTACCGTACAAGATATTTTAGATAAAAACTTAATACAGTTAAGAAACAGTAAAAAGGAAGTGTGGTTTAATACGCCATCTAATAAAAAGAAAATGTGTAATATACCATTCGGTGAAGACCCTATGTATATTATGACATCTTTTTTTCAAAGTGATGATGGTTTAGAGGTATTTAAACACTTAAAAGCATTAGCTAAAAATTCGTAACTTTATAGCTTGTTTAACCCATTAAAAACTTTTTATAAAATGGAAAAATTTATCAAAATTACAAACGCCCCTATTACTAACACACTAATTAGTGTTAACGGAATAAAGTCAATAGGTACTGCAACTGCAACTGCTACAACTGTTGTTATTAAGTATGCAGATGGAACTGCAACTACAGTAACAACTGCAGCTCAAGTTGGGCATGATGTCTACACTGCTATACTAAATGCTACTGAAGGTGCTCTAGTTACAAGCTGGACAAACCCAATGTTTTCTTTAGAATTACCTAAAGCTGTAACAAGTATTGTAAATGCTTAACTAGTTTAAGTATCTTACTAAATAAAGAAGAAGCACCCAAATAAGGGTGCTTTTTTATTTTGTGTATCTTTGTAAAAAGATTTTCAAATGATAAATTCAGTAAGAAATACTGTGCTTGCAATTATAAACAAGAATAACTATGGGTATATATCTCCTAGTGATTTCAATTTGTTTGCTAAACAAGCACAATTAGATTTGTTTGACGAATATTTTATAAATTATAATCAGCAAATAAACGAGGAAAATGCAAGGGTTTCGGGAACGGGATATGCTGATATAAAACTTGGTTATGAAGAAGTAATTGATAGTTTTTCTGTTACAAAAACTTTAGTACAAAACTCTAATAACATATATTATCTTCCTAGTCAAACGACTACTGGTGATGATTATTATTTATTAAATAAAGTTCTGTGTTACGAGGGAGGTGTTCTTAAGGGTCAAGCTGAGAAAGTTAGTATTAATAAAATAGATTTGTTAAATAAATCTCTTTTAACATCCCCTTCATCTCAATATCCAGCATATACTCAAAAGGGAGATTCCATAACTATTTTTCCTGCAACATTCAATGGAGCTTTAGATATACAAGGAACTTATGTTCGTTATCCGTTTGACCCAAAATGGACTTATATTACTTTATTAAACGGTGAACCACTGTTCGATCAAACACAAAGTGATTATCAAGATTTTGAATTACCGATTGATGACTTAAATAATTTAGTAGCAAGAATATTACAATATGCAGGTATATCAATAAGGGAGGCTGATGTATTTCAGTTTGGACAAATAGAAGAGCAACAGCAAAATCAAACTAATACATAATTATGGCATATATAAATCAACGAAAATATTATACTAATGATGGGATTGCACCCACAGATAGTAATTGGGGTTCTTATCAATACGTAAGTTTAGATAACATAATGACTAATTTTGAATTGATGTATGATGGAAATCATTCGTTAGTTAATAATGAAAATAGATATAAGATATTATTTCACGCAAAGAGAGCAATTCAAGAGTTAAACTACGATGCTTTTAAAGAAATAAAAGCATTAGAATTAACAGTATATGATGACTTGCGTTTTGTTTTACCATCAGATTATGTAAACTGGGTAAAACTTTACTTGTTTCAGGGTAACACATTAAGAGAATTAACTGAAAATATTCAAGTACAATCTTCCATTCAATACCTACAAAACTCTACGTCTGTTTTTGGGTATGATGGAAATAATAATGTATCAACTATAGAGTCAAATTTAGATACTGCAAGAAAAGATGGGTCTTTAAATAGTATTTATTTAAATCAAAATAATGAAGCTGACGAGAACGGTAACTGTATTGATTGTGATGGCGACATATACAATTCTCGTATTGGAGCTAGATACGGTTTAAATACAGAAACAGCCAACATTAATCCTACTTTTACTATTGATAAAAAAGCTGGTGTTATTAATTTTGATTCAACTATGGCCAATAGACAATGTGTGCTACAATACATATCTGATGGAATGGAAAATGGTGATGACTCACAAATAAGTGTAAATAAATTGTTTGAAGATTATATTTATGCTTATATACAATATGCTATATTAAATAGTAAATTTGGAGTGCAAGAGTATATAATTAATAGAGCAAGAAAAAACAAACAAGCTTTATTAAGAAATGCTAAAATCAGATTAAGTAACATTCACCCAAGTAGATTGCTTATGAATCTTAGAGGTGAAGATAAGTGGATAAAATAAAATGGCAAACATTCAAAGAAATTTTGTAGCTGGGCGTATGAATAAAAGCCTTGATGAAAGGCTTATACCAAACGGAGAGTATATAGATGCTTTGAATGTTAGACTTGGTTCTACTGAAGAATCAGAAATAGGGGCCGTTGAAAATGCTAAGGGTAATACTCAAGTAACATCACTACAATATATAGACGGTACTGCACTAAGCAACTCCGCTAGATGTATAGGGGCTTTTGAAGATGGTGCAAATGAAACCATTTATTGGTTTGTTCACGATCCTGCATTTACTGTGGGAGCAACTGGAAAATTAGATTTAATTGTTTCTTATAACGTAATAACAGGGGGATTAACATACCATGTGGTTAGTATTAATGATGGAAATGGTGCTAACACTACTTTAAATTTTAATCCTAACTTCTTAATAAATAGTGTAAATAAAATTGATAATTTAATTTTTTTTACTGATAATTTAAATGCTCCAAGAGTAATTAATATTGATTTTAATTACGAAAATCCATTCAATAATATAGACCAGTTTACTAATAATGAAATATTAGTAATTAAACAACCGCCTGTTGCTGCACCAACTTTAAATTTATTAACAACCACACTAGAAGACTCTTTTTTAGAAGATAATTTTATTTGTTTTGCTTATAGATACAAATATTCTAATAATGAATATTCAGCAGTATCTCAGTTTAGCGAACCAGCTTTTCAACCAAGTTTTTTTGAATTTTCTCCAAATAGCTTTTTAAATGAGGGAATGGTAAACTCTAAATCTGGAGTTCAAATAACTTATAATACAGGTAGTTCCCTAGTTATTGGTATAGATATTTTATTTAAGGAAGCAAACGATCCTACTATAAAAATAATTGAAACAATAAAGAAATCACCATTAGGACCACATAACACTAATGCAACTTATGTTTTTACAAACAGTAAAATATTTACTGTTCTTCCTGAAAGTGAAATATTAAGATTATATGATAATGTTCCTAGACAAGCTAAGGCTCAAACTTTAATGGGAAATAGATTAATTTATGGTAATTACACAGAAGGATATAATTTAATTGATAAAAACAATCTACCACTAAATTTACAATACACAGTTGCGTTAGACACTCAAGATGCTAGTGGAGTAGATTTAAATTCTTCTAATTCATTAGCATTTAATTATACAGCTTTTGGTAATACTCTAAACGTAACTGCCGCTGGTTTTACTTTTGATTTAGGTGGATATGAAAGTAAATTAATTCAAGGAGCAAGTTTAAATTTTTCTTTTACTTATCAACATTTATCTTATAATGGATCAGATACTCCAACTCAACTACAAGGAGAAACCCTAATTAATTTTCAGTATGTTTTAGTTGATAACTATACTACAGTTTCAGATTTATATAATAGTTCAGATTTTCAATCTAAACTGGGTTTAATAAGTTCTGCTATTCAGACTGTAGCAGATGCTCAAAATGGTTTAGGTGCAACGTTAACAGATGCGTTTAATTTTTCTTTAACACCAACTTTATCAGGTGGAGGATTTAGTTATTCTTTAAATCAAACAGGATTAACATCAAGCACAGCCTCAGTTCCTCCATCTACTAATAAAGGTGAACCAATTGCTTCAACATTAAACGGAACTCAAATAGAGCTAAAATTTCCTGTAGCTCAATATATTCAAACATCACCAGGAACAACTAATTTAATTATATCATACAATACCTTTACATCTATTACTGCTACATTACAAGCTACGGCAGACCTACAAAGCTTGCATAGTAATAGAGGTTATGAATTAGGAATAATATACATGGATGAATATAACAGGGCTTCAACAGCTTTAGTTAGCAATAATAATACCGTAAATATTCCGTGCAGAAACTCTAAGACTTTAAATAAAATTATTGCCACAATACCAACTAGCCAAAGAGCTCCTTCTTGGGCAACAAGATATAAATTTTGTTTAAAACCAGATAGAACAACTTATGAGACTATATACTCTAGCATATTTATTAATGACCCTAATTCTAATAATACATTTTTATTATTAGAAGGAGATAATATTGCTAAAGTTGAAGAAGGCGATAGATTAATTGTAAAAAGAGATGCAAACGGCCCGGTTGAATCTTGTGTATTCGCAACTGTTTTAGAAAAACAAACACAAGTTGCGGACTTTATTACCCCTGCAAGTGGAAATCCTGTTCCAGGAGGAACATATATGAAAATGAAGTCTCAAGATTTTTCAACTGAGGAAAGCGCTGATGATATTATCTCTTTAGGAACTTTTCAGCAAACAGCAGATAATCCTCAAGAAAATCCAGTAGCAGCATATCCTTTCTTTACTTCGTCTGGAGGAACTAGCACGAATTACAATGTGCCTAGCGGAAGTAGAATAGTAATGAAAATAAAACAAAGAAGAGCGGGTGGAGGCGGAGGCTGTGAAGAAAGAGAGAGTGTGATAGAGGAGCAATTTATTGCGCAAGATACATACACAGATATGTATCAATGGTTTATTAATAGCAATGCAACTTATGTAATAGAGAATAATGCCACTACTTTTACAGGAGAGCCTTCAGACCCGGTAGGAAACGTTGTTATTTCAGGGTTAGTTCCTGGTTCACCTACAGGTACTCCACAATCTAATGGATACGCAGGAAATAATTTAGGTAATTCAACAATGTACACTATATTTGGCGGACAATCAAACAGCCCATCTACTTCTAGTGATTTACTTTTAAATAACTATTATAGGTTTTATGAAAACGGAACAAACAATACATATTATTTATTAGTAAGCGGTACTGAAGCTTGTAATAATGCTGGTTCATCAAGTAGATATAGGTCTCGTGTTGAAATTACATTTACTGTATTTAGAAGAGATTCGGTTGTTGTATTTGAAACAGAGCCAGCCGAGGCGCTACCTGATGTGTGGTTTGAAAACGAAGAATCATTTTCTATTGATTCAAACGGTAATCATAGTGGTAACATAACTAATCAAGATATATCTACAGGAGTTGCTGGAGTAGTTGATACTAAATTTTTTAATTGTTTTGCGTTTGGAAATGGGGTAGAAAGTTATAAAGTAAGAGACGCTTTAAATGGTAAAACTTTTAATTTAGGTAATAGAGTATTTACAACTTCTAACGTAGAATATAAAGAAGCTCATAGGTTTGCTGATTTAACTTATAGTGGTGTATATAATGATGAAACTAATATTAATAAATTAAATGAATTTAATTTAGGTTTAGCGAATTTCAAACCGCTAGAAGAAAGTTATGGAGATGTTGAAATATTATATGGTAGAAGAACTGATATACTTGTTTTACAAGAAGACAAAGTGTCATACGTATTAGCATCTAAAAATATTATATCTGATTCTACTGGCGGTGGTTTAGTAGCTTCTGTTCCAGAAGTATTAGGTAATCAAATTGCTCGTATAGAAAACTATGGTATTAGTAATAACCCAGAAAGTTTCGTGGCTTGGGGTGAAAACAAATATTTTACTGATGTTAAAAGAGGAGCTGTGATTCAATTGTTGGGAGGATCTTTTTCAGATGAAAGACTTATTGTTATATCGGATACTGGTATGAGAAGCTGGTTTAGAGATTTATTTACCGGAGCATTTACCACTCAAAAATTAGGGGGATACGACCCTTACATGGATGAGTATGTTTTAACTTCAAATACAATATTAAAACCTGAAATACCAGTTTGTTTAGCGTGTGGTGTTACACAAGATATAACAGTAATAGCTAATCAAGACTTTGTGTATTGCGTAGATGTAACAGAACAAACAGGATTGGTGACTGTTAGTTATGTAATTCCAAAAGAAGGAGAACAAGATATTGAAAGCGAAACTAATGTTCTAATGACAGACGAATCTGGAGTTCAACTAATTACAGAGGGTTCTATTTCTCAAGTCAGTTATACAATTAAAGCAATCTATAAAGGTGTGACATATACATCTGGTTCTGTTCAAACATCTGGCAGTTTTACATTTGATAAAAATGTTCCAAATATACAAGAGGTTACCATAGTTGTAAGTTCTGATTCAAATCAAAATGATACTATTCAAATAAGTGTAAGTTGTCCAAGAGCAGACGCTTTAAACATATATAA